ATTTTTCAAAAAGATGGTAAATAGTTCAAGTGAAAAGCCCTCGGAAGAAAAACAACAAGAACTCAACCTCGTCTAATTCTCTTTCTGCAAAACAGCCGCCGAAATCAGTATCGGCAGAGAATATCGAAGGATTGATCAAAAGCACGTTGCACAATTATCTGCAACAAAAGATTAATTTAAAAACAGAAAGATCTGCTGATCTTACACATCTGGACAGCATCATCAGCGAATATCTTGATTGTTTTATTATTATCGGATATGACATGGCAAATAGTCAGGTGAATTTCATCCATGCAAAAGATCAAAAAGATGCGGATGCATTAAGCGCAGCAATCAATCGTTTCTTTTATCAGTCACAAAACAATATCAAACCAAAAAACAACGATGATTAATAATGCTCTTATCCTCGGAGGAGGATTTGTAGGAAAAAATATGGCTGCCAAACTGAAAAGTTTGGGTAATGTAAAAACCGTGGACATGGTTCGCCGTGAATTCTTGGATTATACACAACCAGAAAAACTCCGGGAATATCTGGAAAAAGGAAAGCCTGATTATTTGATCAATGCAGCAGGTTATACTGGATCACCAAATGTGGAAGGTTGTGAAACCAATTGGCAGGATTGTTATTTTTGGAATGTGGTTGTTCCTGTTCGTATTGCTAAAATATGTAAAGAAATGGAAATACAATTTATCAATGTTGGAAGCGGATGCATTTACGACAGCCAGGATAAAATTTACAGTGAATATGATATGCCTAATTTTGGAATTTTCAGCAATCGCAGCAGCTTTTACAGCAAAACCAAACATCTTTGTGAAGAAAAACTGGATGATTATCCTGTTTACACCTTTCGTATTCGCATTCCTTACAATGACAGTTATGCAAGTAAAAACTATCTTTATAAACTTTTGAAATATGACAATTTGATCAGCATGAAAAACAGTATCACCAGTATGAACCTTTTGAGTGAATTTACAGACTTCTTTATCAATTTGAAAGAAAAGCCCCGATATGGTGTTTATAATGTGGTGAATAATGATAGTATTCGAGGTGAAGACGTTATTCAATTGATGCGAGAAGAAGGGTTAGAAAACAAAAATTGGAAAATTCTAAGCTATGAAGAGATGAATTTCAAAGTTAACCGAAGCAATTGCATGCTTTCGCCCATGAAAATTGAAAGTCTGGGTTATACGCCTAAAAATGTTATCGAGGATTTGAAGGAAAATATCAAAGGATTTAGTCATGCTGTCAAAGCTCTTCAAAAAGATAAGGTTTAAAACTTATAAAAAAGGTGCCTTTTTTGCAATATTAAAAGGCAAATATGCAGGTGAATTTTGGGTGGTTATAGACAGTGATGATAATGAATATCGTTTTTTAAGTTTGCCTAATCTTATTAAAAGAAATGCTCCTCTTGGAAAAGTTGATATTGGAATTAATGCTAAAATAATCGATTTTATTCAAAATCTTCCAAATAAGGTGTTTAAAGTTTGCGAATTACAGTATAAAAATATAAAATAATTATAAATAATAATATGATCAAAAACGTACCATTTGTGCAGCCCAAACCTCAAGTAAGTCCTATTTCAGGACAATTGACAAGACCTATTATTGTGGAACGTCAAGTAGGCAAAAATGTTATGAAAGAAGCACAATGGATTGATCCTGCTTCTGGAACACTCTTTCTGCGCGGTATTGTGAGTGTAGAAGAGAAAAAATAACCTTTTACCGTGAGTCGTGCAAGCATACTTGGAACATTGGGCTTATCTGGATTTAACATCCAGGGAACAGTTCTTGTAAGCCGAGGAAGCACAGCCCAGCCAACATTCAGCGCGGCTCCAGTTACATCAGGTGTTTCTAATTTAAATTTTGACAGAAGCGGTCCTTTAACAAGAATAGCATCAAATGCCAGCACAGGCGTAGTTACACTTTCAGCAGTACCAAGTCTTACAGATCTTCAGGCAGCTGATTGGACTGATGGAAGTAACATATCAAACTGGGGTACATTGCAATCTTATCTGAGTGCAGTTGCTTATAGTAATCGAAACATTTCAGCCAGTGCTGTGAGCATGCGCGTTTTTGGAACAACGAGGGGATATAGCGTCTCAATGCAAGTGCATCCCAATGGAAAAATATACATGTTTCCCGCAGATGTCACACAAACCACACATGGTTATGTGATTGATCCTGAAGGTGAACGAATCATAACAACATTTTTTTACACGGCAGGTGTAACCAGAGCAATGCTGGCACCCAATGGAAAATTCTACATGGGGGGTGTATCTACTCGTCTTATTGTTCTGGATCCCAGCACCGATACTGTAAATCAAACCATAAACACTTCACCAGTTACTTTCGGTTATCCGACCTTGGCCAGAAATGGTAAATTTTATGAAGCTGGATCTGCAATTATTGGAGTTTTTGATCCTGCAAATAATACAACCACAACTATTGCAGCACCAGCTTTTAATGCAAGTCTTAACGTTAATGGAAGCCAACTTGCTCCCAACGGAAAAATATACTATGCTCCTTATTTTAGTACAGTGTTTGCAGTAATTGATCCAGAAGCAGGAACAGGTGCAACTTATGGTTTTGCTGGAGGATTTTCATATGCTGGATTGCCTACTTTTAGTATGAATTTCGAAGGAATGGTACTTGCTCCTAACGGGAAACTATATTGCATTCCTCATAATGTTCCCAGTACTAGTGGAGCTGTTACAGCAGGACCAATTGGAATTATAAATCCAGATGATAACACCACCACAACCATAGCAAGTTGGATAGGAAGTGGAACAAGCGGAGTAAATTGTCAAACTGCATTTCTTGCTCCCAATGGAAAAATATATACTGCGCCCAATCAAGACACTTTTGTGGTTATTATAGATCCTGAAACAAATACCACTACAAAATTAATTGGAAATACATTTGGATTTGCCACTTTACAATCTCAAGGAGGTGTGATGCATCCGAATGGAAAAGCATTTTTTGTTCCTTATTATACTACAGCAATAGGAGTCATGTATTTCAATTTAAACAATAATTGGAATATAAATGTTTGTACCAATCCAATGTTTAACAAACAAATTTAATAAATATATTATATGACAATTTACGTTGATTGCGGAACATATTACGAAACAGGCGATGCAGTGATTTGCCGCATGCGCAAAGATCAACCTTATTATCCTTTTAGTGGAGGTAGCATTACATGGGAACAATATGTAAACCAACAAGTTGCACAAGGATTGGCTCAAGTTGTTCAACTAATCAATGATCCCACTCGTCTGGCCGCTTACTGGAATGATGTAATTATCAAACGGAACGGTCTTCTTGTGGAAAGTGATTGGACACAGCTTCGGGACGTTTCCCTTGGTGATAATCCTGAATGGGTAAGTTATCGTCAGCAATTGCGTGATATTCCTCAGACATATGCCAGTGATCCTCGTCTTATTGTTTGGCCTGTTAAACCTAGCTAAATCATATATAAATTTTGATGTTTTTCGTTAAATAATATTATATTATTTTAACGATATGAGCAACGCATATAATCTAAGTCTTTTAGCATCAAGAAACAATCTGGGAAATGCTGGGGTTGTCTTCATCAGTCAAGGAAATGATATTGCTCCATCTTTGGGTCCGCTAAGTGCCGGTGTTTTGAGTTTAAGTGGAATAAACCAGCTTACCAGTCAAATAGGTGTAAACAAATCAACAGGGGTTGTTACCATATCCGCAGAACCTCATTTGTGTGAATTGGATGTGCCAGGATGGGATAAAGGACAGCACATAACACAATGGAGCACATTGCAAAAATATCTGAGTGCAACAGCCCTAACCAATAGTACTATTCCTGCAAGTGCTGCTTTTGTTGAATATTTCGGAACTGTACCAGGATTTGGTGGGGCTCAAAATTATGAAGGAGGTACTTTGGCTCCCAACGGAAAAATATATTGTTTTCCAGAAAATGCAACAACCGCCCTACTTATAGATCCTGTAACAAATACTATAACAACATTCGGAGGTTTTCCGGGAGGAGCACTTAGTAATAAATTTCAAGGATCTGTTTTGGCTCCCAACTGAAAAATATATGGAATTCCTTGTGGTAATACTGCAGGAGGAGGTGGGGCTCAATCTGTGTTTTATTTTATAGATCCGTCCACAACAACAGTTTCAGCTTTTGCAACTGTCGCCAACATTGCAGGTACAAATGCATATCAGGGAGGAATTCTTCATCCAAATGGAAA